AACGTGCTGTGGAGTAATGTCCAGACTATCTCCCCTGCGGTGTTCTCCAGACTGCCCAAACCTGAAGTTACTCGTCGATACCGAGATAATGATCCGGTTGGCCGAGTGGCATCCATCATCCTCCAGAGGGCATTAGAGTTTGAGGTAGAACACTACCCTGACTACAAGGCCGCAATGAAAAATTGCGTGCAGGATAGGTTTCTAGGAGGTAGAGGCATCGCTTGGGTTCGTTATGAGCCTCATTTCGGAGTTCCTGACGATGGTTTCCAGATCACTGAAGATGCTGATGAAGCCCAAGATGAGTCTGAAATCCCTGACGACACTGAAAAAGAGGTCATTGAGTACGAATGCGCCCCGGTAGATTATGTCCATTGGCGTGAATTCGGTCATAAAGTCGCTAGGACGTGGGAAGAAGTCACCGCAGTTTGGAGAAAAGTCTATCTTTCTCGCTCTGCGTGTGTAGAACGCTTCGGTGAAGAACTTGGAAACAAGATTCCCCTGGATGCTTCTCCTAAAGACGACAAGAAAATCTCCAAGTCTGACGATATGGAGAACCAGGCGCTGATTTACGAGATTTGGGACAAAGAAACAGATTCTGCGATCTGGCTTTCCAAGTCCATGAACAGGATTCTGGATAAGCGGGATGATCCGCTTGAACTGGAAAACTTCTTCCCGTGCCCTCGTCCTTTGTACGCAACGCTGACGAGCGATTCTCTTGAGCCTGTTCCTGATTTCAGTCTTTATCAAGATCAAGCAAAGGAACTTGATTCCCTTGCTGACAAGATTGATGGGCTTATCAAGGCTTTGAGAGTCAGGGGTGTCTATGATGCTTCTGTCCCTGAACTTATGCGGTTGTTCTCTGAGGGAGAGGACAATGCGCTGCTTCCGGTAAAGAATTGGAGTGCATTCAGTGAGAAACAGGGACTCCGTGGCGCAATTGATCTGGTTGACTTGGCTCCAATTGCCTCTGCACTTGTCGAAGCGTACAAGGCAATGGATCAGGTCAAACAGCAGATTTATGATATTACGGGTATCTCCGACATCATCCGGGGACAAACCAACGCCAACGAAACAGCAACGGCGCAGCAAATCAAAGGACAGTACGCCAGTCTCCGATTGAAGTCGATGCAGAATGAAGTAAGTGAGTTTGCACAGGAATTGATCCAGATCAAGGCTCAGATCATGTGCAAGCACTTTTCACCCGAGACTCTGACGAAACTCGCCGCAGTTCAGCAAATGTCATTTGAAGATCAGTCTTTGATCCCACAAGCGATTCAGATGCTCACACAAGACCCATTGATGAGTTTCCGCATAGAAGTCGCTGCGGATTCGATGGTCCAGGCTGATGAAGATCAGGAAAAGAAGGACCGGATGGAGTTTCTGACGGCTGCGGGGACGTTCATTGAAAAAGCAGGACAAGCCGCTGCTGCTGAACCTATGATTGTTCCTTTAGTCATGGACATGCTGAAGTTTGGTGTAACTGCGTTCAAGGTCGGCAGGACGATGGAAGGCGAGTTCGACAAGGTTGCTGATGAAATGAAGGCAAAAGCCGCGCAACCACAGCCTCCAAAACCCGATCCGGCAATGGCAAAGGTTCAGCAGGATGGACAGTTGGCACAAGGTGAGATGCAGTTGAAGCAGGCAGAACTTCAGCAGACGGCACAATCCAGTCAGATGCGACTTCAGATGGAGCAACAGCGCGACGAACATGCCATGCAGTTGAAAGCGCAAACTGACCAGTTGAAGATGCAGCAAGAGTTGCAGATTTCTCAACAACAACAAGCCCATGAGCAGTTTATGGAGCAATCCAGGCAACAATTTGAACAATGGAAGATTGAATTCGAGACTGCTGCAAAGGTGACAATTGCCCAGATTTCTGCTAAAACACAGATGGATGCAGCATTGATGGCGGCTGAATCGGCTGCTTCAAACGAGGTTACAGAGGATTTGGGTGGTGAAGCGGAGACTGCTGAACCGGATCATCTGGGAAAACTTGCTGACATGCTCGGGCAGACACTACAGGCGATACAGGGAATGGCTGAAGCACTTACTAAACCAAAGACGATCATTCGCGGCCCTGACGGGCGAGTGAGCGGGGTACAGTAATGGCTACCGATTCCCTCATACCCGTAACCCCAGGATCAGGGATAAACCTTGATACCGTAAAAGTCACTACCGGAATGGGAGTGGTTGAGCGGGAAGGCGTATTCATTGGAGATGCTGACAACGGCTCATTACGTGCTGGTGTAACAGCGTCTGGTGCACTGAAAACTGATTCATCTGCTACCACGCAGCCTATATCTGGAACAGTTTCCGTATCGAATCCAGGGCTAACGGATTCTCAATTGAGAGCATCTGAAGTTCCGGTAGTTGATGATACTGGGAACAACCTCTTGTTCCGCATCCTCCAGATGCTTATGGCCCCGCTCGGCTACGACAAATCGCTCCAACGCCAGCGTGGGACTGTCATCGTGGAGAGTGGGACGATTACCACGGTGTCAAACCAGACGAACATGGGTGGCATGAACGCCGACATGCTCGTGCGAGCGCAAGTAAACGCAGCGTGGAACCTCAACGTCCGCGCACGGATCACATAAGGAACAGTCATGGCAAACACGTTCAAGAAGGTCATCGACATGCTGATGTGGCGGCAAGTACCGCCCGCGCCGAACGCTCATGCGGCTGCGGCGTGCCTTGCGAGCGACCTTCGCTCCGGACTATCGCGCAACCCGTTCGTGTACCAATTGGTGAGCGCCACGGTTCTCAACCGATTCAACATCGTTACAAAGGGGTGGAACTTCGTGCAGTCGCCGGCTCTGGCGGGCACATTCGGCGTCGGTGCGGCGATGGCGTTCGCTCCGTCACTCGGCTTGGTGGGGGTGATTGCCGCCGGTGCCACGACGAGCAAGGTGGTTATCTCCACGCCATTCCCTGCGGCAGTCGGCCTGAACATGCTGGCGAATCGCGGCGGATCGGGGGAGTACGGCTTCAAGCTGCGCATCATCGATACCACGGCAGGGAAAACCGAGGAACGATACATTACCGGAAACACAGCAGGCACCACGCCGACAATCAGTGTGCTGTCGCCGTTCAGCTTCACCCCTGCCACTGGCGCACGGTACGAGATTGTCGCTGGTCGGGTGATGATGTTGAGTTCCGGCTTGCTGGCGGCAAACGCTTTCCGCAGCTACGAGGTCGCCAGCAACTTCCTCTCGACAACGCTTTCGATCACGAACCTTCCCGCCACGCTGACGACCGACTCGGCCATGATGGTGCTGGACGAGCAATACACCCCCTATGACTGCATGCCAGGTGAGGGGATGGTCCTTGGTGCATTCACTTACGATACCGGAGTTGAGACTCGACATGCGCTAACGGCGACGGCTACGGCTGCTGGAACGCTGACCGGACAAGCCGCGCTAGGCGATGCGGTGGTGCTTGCCAACGAGTATCGAAATTTCCAGATTCGCATCGTGCAGGACTTGACCAACCCGACCGCTGTCGGCCAGCGCCGCATCATCGCCAGCCATACAGCGGGGGCGTCGCCGGTCTATACGCTCGGCACGGCATGGGCGGTCACGCCCAGCGCGACGGCGAAATATGTGATCGAACTGCCGAACTTGCTATTGCTCCGCACCACGGCAAACACCACGACCTACACCTACAACTACGGCGATGCCACGGTCAATAACGGTACGAACTCCATTGCCGCAAATGCGTGGAGTACGACTTACTTCGGCGTGGCCGGTGCTGCCTGTGCAGTCGGTGGTATGTGGGCACCGAGTTGGGGGATGCAGCCCGACACGGATCGCAACGCGCGCCATTCGCATTGCCACTTTTTCCGGGGCGCCTCGGCCACGGTCGATACGCTCGACATCGCGGGTAGCATCACTGGAACGTGGTCGAGCGCCATTGCCATCGACGGTGCGGTAACGCTGACCACCGGTACGAGTGGCGCGTATAGTCCCTTCGACAATGAGGGCCGGATGCACTACATGAACATTTACACGGCATCCGCCATCAACCAGATTTACCGCTTCGATGTGAAGAACCGCGTGCTGTCACCCTTCACGCCGACCGACTTTTTGCAATCGGGTACGGCGGCGGCGGGCAATCGGATGGCGGCGTATTGCGCGACGGATACCGCCGACTCAAACAAGTTGTATGACGTGATTCTCCTTCAGTCGCATTTATCGACCATTGCACAAGAACTGATCCCGTTGGTGTAGCCATGAAGATAAGCGAACTGATTTCCCTGACGGAAAACAAGCTGGCGACGCTGAATCAAGCGATTTCTACGGCAATCGCTCGTGGCGATGAGGCCAGCATTGCGAAGTTGGACGCGGAGGTTCTGGAAACGCAAGCGAGTTTGGAACAACTGAAAACGCTGTTGTAAGACATGCTTGCTGCAATACTCTGCACAAGAAGTAGTGCGCCAATCCCGGTCATCCCAGTCAAGCACGGTGGAGATGATGCCGGTGGATGGCGCAAGGAAAAGAAGCACAAGAAAGAGGTAGAGCAGTACAACGCCGGGGTTAAGGCAGCCGTTCGACAAGCGTATGCCAAAGTAACTGGAGAACTACCGGAAACAGTTGTAGATGCTGTAATTGAACAAGTTCCTGTGTTTGTAGCACGGGAAACGAACGACGGATACGATTTACAAGCGCAACTGCAAAATGCTAGAGTGCTGATTGATAGTATGATTCAGCGAGAACTTATAGCAAAACGGATGCGCGATGAAGACGACGACGAAGAAGCAATCCTTCTTCTACTGTGAGGAGATCATGGCTAGATTTAGATGGATATACATTAACGGCGAAGCCATTCCGGCTGATGAGGTAACGGAGAAAATCACTCCGATGCACTACATCATGCCTGATATTAAGCCCTATCGTTCTATGGCGACCGGAGAAATCATCGAAGGCCGTAGGCAGCATCGTGAAATGCTGAAAGCCACAAATTGCATTGAAATCGGAAACGAGAAGCAGGTAAATCGACCAAGGACGCCGCCTCCTGGGTTGAAGGAAACACTCATTCAGGTGGCGCAAGAGAAACTTCGTTATCGTTAGGAGAAAGACATGACCCTCGCAAAAGAACTGATTGGTGTAGGAATCGCTCCGATTACCGCACAAACCGTCCCTCATGGAACCGTTGCTGCTGTAACGGCTACTCCGTCGTCCACTCTCGCCACGGCAGTAGAACTCGCCGCAGGGGTAAACCGTGTCACGGGTGCTGATGGAGTTCGCCTTCCTAACTGTGGAGCCGGTGAATCGTGCATTGTTATCAATGACACGGGTTCCTCGATCAAGGTATGGCCGCCCACTGGTGGTGCTATCCAGATTCCGGGTACTTCGTTTGGCCTCGCCGTTGTCGGTACGCAAACCACCCAGACACTGTTTTCCACCATTGAGTACATCTGCGTAGTTGCAGGTGCTTCGTCCCGCTGGGCAATCAACAAGTCGGCTTAATCGCTACAGGAGATTTACATGGATCAAGAAGTTGCCGCGCCGATCACTTTGCGCGATGCACTAGAATCAAACTTTGATGCTGCTGAAGAAGGCACGCTTTCTCCTGTAGTTAAAACCTCTACAGAACCCGAACGGTCTAGGGATGAACAAGGAAAGTTCGCCAAGGCTGTAAGGGAATCGGAAAACCCTTCTCCGGTAGCAACGAAACACGATATACCTGATCCGGTAGATCATTCCGAGAAAGAAGCTCCGGCTCTACAAAGACCTACGACGTGGAAGAAGGAATATCTTCCTCTGTGGGATAAACTGCAAACTGGACAACCTCTCTCGAAAGAAGAAGCGACAAAGTTTCTTCAATATGCAAATCAACGAGAATCAGAGTACAAGACCGGAGTAAGCACCTACAAAGGCGAGGCAGAAAACGCTAGGGCTTTGCAGGAAGCGATTGCTCCGTTCATTCCTGATCTTCAACGAAACGGCATTCATCCGGCTGCGTGGATCAATAACCTTGGACGAGCGCATCAAACGCTTGCTCTTGGAACAGATCAGCAACGCTTGGATGCGTTTGTAAAACTAGCCAATGACTACAATGTGCCTCTACAGGCACTTCTAGGTGGTCAGCAGCCAGATCAGCAAGTAACCGCTACCATGCAGGAACTTGCTGCGCTGAAACAACAAGTTGACAAAGTCAATAGTTGGGCAGAAAATCAGAAACAAGCCGAGTTGATGTCAAAAATCAATGAGGTACAGAGTGATGTGGAACATTTTCCTCACTTTGAGGCAGTAAGGGAAACAATGGCTCAACTCCTTGAGTCCGGTTTGGCCCCTGATCTGAAAACGGCTTATGCAAAAGCTGTGAGAATGCAGGACGATGTATGGGAAACAGAACAGGAACGACTCCTGTCAGCCGCCCGTGCAGAAGCCGCAAAGACTCAGCAAGTAGCGAAAGCTAAGGCAGCGGCAGTGTCGGTGAAATCCTCTACTCCTAGTGGAATAACTACAGGCCAAAGCGCAAAGGATAGGCGTTCTGCGCTTTCCTCCGCTTTTGAGGAACATGCAGGAGGCCGGGTTTAACGGACTCTTAGGAGAATACTATGGCATTTGCCAACAGTGCAGTAACGGACATCATCGCCACTACGATCCAACAGCGATCAGGCGAGCTGGCCGATAACCTGACGAACAACAATGCGCTCCTGAAAAGGCTGAAAGCGCGCGGTAATGTTCGTCCCGTCAGTGGCGGTAACGTGATTTTGGAAGAAATCATGTATAACGACACTACCACCAACAACGCTAACAGCTACTCTGGATATGAACTGATCAACATCAGCCCGGATAGCCCGATTAGCGCAGCGCAGTTCTCGCTGACTCAGTACGCCGATGCTGTCACTATGTCTGGTCTGGAAATGCTCCAGAACTCCGGCAAGGAACAGATCATCGACTTGCTGGATGGCCGTATGGCTGTCTCGGAAGCGCGTCTGCTGAACCGTATCGCTGGCGACATCTATCTGGATGGTACTGGCAACGGCGGCAAGAACATCACTGGCCTGGCTGCGGCTGTTCCTGATACCAACACCAACGTCTACGGTGGTATTGACCGCAACACCACGATTGGAGCGTTCTGGAAGAACGTCGTTTATTCCGGTGTGACCAACGGTGGTGCGGCTGTTTCTGCTGCGAACATTCAAGCCTACATGACCGCACTGAGCCTGCAACTGGTTCGCGGTAATGACAAGGCTGATCTGATCGTTGCTGACAACAACTACTACAGCTTCTACGTTAATTCGCTGCAAGCGATTCAGCGTATTGCTTCGGCTGAAGAAGCCGGCGCTGGTTTCGCCTCCCTGAAGTTCTATGGTGGCGGTACTTCTGCTGACGTAGTTCTGGACGGTGGTATTGGTGCGAGTGCAACCGCGAACCATATGTGGTTCCTGAACACCAAGTTCATCTTCCTGCGTCCCCATAAGGATCGTAACTTTGTGCCTATCGGTGGTGAGCGTCAAGCGATCAACCAGGATGCCATCGTTAAGCTGATCGGATGGGCCGGCAACCTCACTTGTTCAGGCGCGCAGTTCCAAGGCGTCCTGAAGGCTTAAGGAGAAAATCATGGCCTATGTTATTCAAAACGCTGCTGCCGGTCTGTTGCCGATTGCCAATATCGACACTGGAGTAACCCTTCCGAATGCTTCTTCGGCAAGTGCAACTCCCCCGGCCACGTTGGGACAAATCGTTACCGCGATTGACCCAACTTACGGTGCTGGTGAGTTCATTCTGCTGACGGGTGTTGCTTCCAACGCAATTGGCACTGTGGTTCAGTATGATGCCTCGACGTTTGCGCCGACCATCCCGACTGCTGCCACGGTCAACAAGTCTGGTATGCCCCTGGCCGTTTCGATGGCCGCTAATACTTCGACTACCAACTGGTCGTGGTATCAGATCAGCGGGACGGCTGTTGTGAAGAAAACCACGGTGAAATTCTCCAACAAACAGGCAATCGGTTTCATTTCTACGGGTGTTATTGGCAAAAATGCTTCCGGTGTACAAATCATCGGT